TCATCTACAGAAGCGTTAGAAGATAAATCTAAATCAGGTGGTTATACAAGTGCATTTCCTTGGGCGTTTGTTCAATTCGGAAAGACTGTCCTTGCTGCCAATGGTACAGCACCTATTCAATATTGGACAATAGGAACTTCAACAGCTTTTGCAGATGTATCAACATCACCTACAGCTAAACAAATAACAGTAGTAAGAGATTTTGTAGTTACAGGAAGTTTAGCAACAGGAACTTTAGGAAGATCTACAGTAAGGTGGTCTGACATTAATGATCTGACTGACTGGACAGCAGGTGCTACATCACAGTCAGATTTACAAGTAATTCCAGATGGTGGTAATGTTGTAGGACTTACAGGTGGTGAATTTGGTTTAATATTTTTAGAAAAATCAATCCAAAGAATGTCATATGTAGGGAGCCCCTTGTTTTTCCAATTTGACAATATATCAAGAGGATTAGGTTGTTTAAATGGAAGTTCTATTTGCCAATACAATCAAGTTTCATTCTTTTTAAGTGATGATGGATTTTATTCTTGTGATGGTAATCAAGTAACGCCGATTGGAAACGAAAAAATTGATCGTTGGTTTTTTGAGGATGTAGATTTAAGTCTATTAAGTAACATGACTGCTTCTATAAACCCAGCATTAAATATTGCTATTTGGAATTATGCTAATGTAGGTGGCGGAAGAAGTATGTTAGTTTATAATTGGACACTAGGTAAGTGGTCTAGAGTAGAAACCACAGCCACTGTTCTAGGCAATATAGCGACTGTAGGAACGACTTTAGAAGGTTTAGGTACTCTAGGGTACACCGACATAGATGTATTACCTGCATCACTAGATGCAAGACTTTGGGTAGGTGGTAAATTCTTATTTGCTGGTGCTACAGGTACAAAAATATCTACATTCACAGGCTCAACATATAATAGTGAATTAGTAACAACCGATCTTGAAGTTGGTTACAATTCTGTGATTAATTTATTAAGACCACAAATAGATAATGGTAGTGCAGATGTTTCTGTAGCTAGTCGTAGAGAATTAGATGATTCTGTTATATTTGGTGCAGAAGTATCTACTACATCAGAGGGTAGAGTTAATTTAAGAACTGGTGGTAGGTATCATAGAGTATCTGTTAAACCAACAGGCTCATGGACAAATGCTATGGCTATAGATGTAGACTTTAAACCACAAGGCAATAGATAATGGCAGGAATGTATAGGACATTACCTTATCAAGGTGGAGAGCCTAGAGCTGTTGCAGAAGTAACTAACAACGCAATGAATGGTAAGACCAACAATACTGGGAGTGTTCTTTTGAGAGCTTCTAATACAACAACAACATTAAATGATGAAAGATTAGGTTTTGATAGTGTTATTTTATTATCACCTTTAACTGCAAATGCAGCAGCACAAAATCCTTATATTTCTACCAAAGCTAAAGGCAGTGTAGTAATAACTCATACAAGTGTAGCAAAAGCAGATTTAAACTTTGATTATATTATAGTAGGGTAAAGGAGAAGCATGGCAATAAAGTTATATGTAGTACCAACAACTCATGTTCAGCAATATTGGCATTTAGCTGAAAAACATTTAAAAAAAGCAATAGATAAAGGCCATGGAGAGTTTGATCTAAATCAATTAAAGTTATTAGTTGCACAAGGTCATCAACAGCTTTTACTTAGCATGGAAAAAGATAAATGTTTTAATGCTGCAACTGTTCAGTGGATAATGTACCCAAATGATAGAGTTGCTTATGTAACATACGCAGGTGGAACAAAGCTAAAAGAAACATTTGACCAATTTAAGATTTGGGTAAAAAACAATGGTGGAACATCTGTTCAATGTTCTACTGGATATAAATCACTAGAACGTCTTTTTGAAAGATTAAATTACAAACCGAAGTATAGACTAATGGAGCTAAAATTATGATGCACGATTACTTTCCAGAACTAGATGGAAACCAATCTATTGACAATGGAAAAATGGGTAGACAACTCCATAAAGGTGGTGGTGGAGGTGGAACTTCAGAAACTACACAAAACATCGATCCTGCTATACTACCGTATATAACATATGGATTAGAAGAAGCGCAAGACCTTTATAAAGGTGGAGCTCCTTCATATTATCCTGGTCAAACTTATGTAGACCCATCTTCACAAACAACAGAAGGTTTAGGTTTAGCAGAAGAAAGAGCTAGAACAGGAAGTCCATTAATTCCAGCTTCTCAAACTCAAGCATTAAGCACGATACAAGGTGATAGGTTATCAGCAGGAAATCCATACTTTGCATCTATGATGGCTAATGCAGCTAGACCAGTTGTATCAGAATTTAATACAGCTATTAGAGATATAGGTTCACGAACATCAGAAGCAGGTAGATATGGTTCTGGAGCTATGGGAGAAATGGAATCTAAAGCATCAGAAAATCTAGCAAATGCTTTATCTTCAAGAGGTTCAGAATTAGCGTTTAGTAATTATAATGCAGAAAGAGGTAGACAAGACCAAGCAATGGGAAATGCTGGGGCTATAGCAGGACAAGATTATTCAGACATCCAACAACTAATGAATGTAGGTAAAATGAACGAAAGTTACAATAAATCAGCTTTACAAGGTGATATTGCTAGATATGAATATGGTGCAAATGCGCCACAACAACAACTACAATCTTATCTAAGTGCTGCTTATGGAGCTCCTGCTCCAGTAAATCAAACGACTACTCAATCTGGAGGCGGTAAATAATGGCTCACGCAATGTTAGTAGGGGCAGGTGTAGGTGCAGTTTCTAGTATGGCAATGGGTAAATCTCCTTTGAGAGGGGCACTTACTGGTGCTGCCCTTGGTGGAGCTGGAAGTGCTTTATCAGGTGGTTTAACTGCCGCTGGCGGATTAGGTGAAGCAGCTGGAACGGTAGGTTTAGAAGCAGGGGGTAGTGCAGCAGCTGGTGATTTATTAGGTGCTCAATTAACTCAAGCTACAGTACCTAGTAGTCTTATGAGTCCAGAAGCTTTTTCTGCATTACCTATGGAAGCAACAGGTAACGTTTTACCTAGTATGTTTAATCCTGTAGGGCAAGGTGGTATGGGAATGAATTTTGCTACGTATGACAATCCAATGAGCACTGGTTTTGATATGTTTAATTCACCATTAAATGATTACGCTAAACAAGGATATGATTACTTTGATGATAAAACTGAAGGAATGGGAATAGGGAACGTAGTAACAGATCAAGCTGTTGATTCATTAACCGAGGAACCAGAACAAATAAGACCTATAGTACAACCAGAAGTTAAACAAGCACAAATTGTACCACAATCTCCAGGTTTATTAAATGTACTTGGACCTAATGAAGCAGATTCACTAGGTGGTAACACAAACCCTTCACTATTAAATAATTCACTTTATGCAAATATAGAAGACGAAAAATTAAGACAACTAATAGGATAATATATGGCACTTTATGACAAAGCAAAAAATTGGTGGGATAATTTAGACGTCGGCAATGATCTGTTAGGCGTTGGTTTAAGTGATAAAGATCAATTGATGTTAGAAGGTGGTTTATTAAAAAAAGAAGACGTAAAAAGAGCAAAAGAAAAATCATTAACTCAGGGACTTCTTAGTGCTGGTTTAGCATATGCCATACAACCTAAAAACAAAGGTTATGGAAGCGCAATTCCTTATTTAGCTAAATCAATGCAAGCAGGCCTAGCTGGAGCTATAGCTCCTTATGAAGGTTTAGGTGAAACTGCTAAACTAAGAGAACAAATAAAACAATATAAGATTAATGAAGACTCTAAAATAGCTAAAAAAGGAATATTTACTGATATTCCATCACAAACAGTTACTGGCAATAGAATGACAAATACTGTTCCTACAGAAAGAATGATGCCAGATGGAACAATGGCTCCAATGCCTAACTTTGGAGAAAAAGATAGTTACTCTTACAACCTTCCTGGTAAAAGAGTAATAGATTACAATAAATTAAAAAACTTTGCTTTAGAATATCCGGAACAAGGTGCTCCTTTAATGGATATAATGAAAACAGATTCTGATATAGGTAAAAATAATGCACCTGATGCAGAAGCACTTTCATCCCTTGGTAAGAACTGGAACAAAATGGTAAATGAAGGAACTACTGGAAGGTTTAAAACGTTTGCTGAGTATGTAGACGCTAACCCAACAGTTGCATATCCAGATAAAAAATTAAGCGAAACGCAATCAAAAACTCTTGACGGTTACTTTACAGCTGCTTCTGCAGCACAAGTTGTTGCTGGTAGAATTAACCAGATAAACGCTTTAATAGGTGATAAGAAAATGGGTGGTGGTGGTTTAGTCCAACTAGGAGCTGATTTACAAGCTTACTTAAACATAGACACCCCTGCAGCAGATGTCAACCAAGTTATTAAGGCTATCCAAACAAGAGGTGCAACATTAGTTAGAGCTCCTGGTTCTGGTTCAACTTCTGATTTAGAGTTTGGAGCATATAAAGCTGTATTCCCAACACTTGCTACAACACCAGATGGCAGAGCGCTTATGGTTACAATGGCAAATCTTAGTGCAGAAAGAACAGCTGATATAGCAGATTATGCACAAACGCTATATGATGAAGGTAAGTTTTCACTGAGAAAAATATATGAATTTGACAAGCAAAAAGGAGAAATTCTTAATGACAAAATACGCAAAGAAGCAGAAAGACTATCTGGCATGAAGGTTACGCCTTAT